GGCCTCAGCGCCCATCACTACCTCGTCGAGGTCAGCCTCGCTCTGGTGCCTCTGCCATGTGGAGATGTTTTTGCCGATCGTATACATTGATTGCTCCATCCATAAGATCAAATCTGGAGTAGAGACCGTCGACACTCGTTTCTCGATTCGACTCTGTGGCTGGTGTCCAGCCTGCTTCTTCCGTAAAATCATCGTATGTAACTTCCCGTCTTGCTAGTGCGCCGCTTAATGCTTCTTCTTCTTCTTTCATGGCTCCCCATTTACCTAAGACTAATCCATGGTACTTGGGTAATCGTACTATGAACGGAGTAGCAGTTCTGTACGGTTCTTCTATTTCTTGACTCCAGCCACGAACAACAAGTTTATTACCCCACTCATAGGGGAATCGAGTAACTTGAACAAATAGTGATCCGACATTGTGTACCTTTGGCATTTACTTCTTTCTGGATGAGGTGCTGTACTGCTTTCCACGACTGCTTGTCTGGGAGAGACGAGCATAACGGTAGAACTCTTTACGCACACCTGCTGGGATAGAGCGAACATTAGCAGGTCCACGAGGTTTAAAGTCTAAGTACTTATAGATGTACTGGCCCTTTGAAACACGCTTCTTGAAGTTCTGCCACTCAGATGGGGTTACTTCGTAGTAGTTGTAGAAAGTTCCATCACGGAATACCACAGTCAGAACGCCTCTTACCCTATCGTAACCTGCGGCTACTGTTCGGGGCCGTTCTGGGTTGGTACTGGAAGTTGGGACAACAGTAAGTGGCGCAGCAGCGGTACCTTCATCTGCTTGAGGGCCTTTGTAACCAGGGACAATTAGTTCACCTGTGTCATCGTCTTCATCGTAAGATTGACGGTAAGAAGAGCGATCAACGTAATTTCCGTCTGAGTCAATGTAATACGCATCTGCATCAATGCTCTGTGCTAATGCATCGCCAGCCTGATTGCGGCGGTTTGCTTCTCCAAAAGATTGTGGCTTGTAGTACTTATCAATTTCACCAAGGAACTCAATACCACCGAACTCTCCAGAGGAGGCTGCTGTTGGTAGAGCAGTGAAGGTTTTAGAGACCTGACCAAGAAGTTCGCCAGAAGACGGTATAGCAGTGCGTTGATTGCTCACTGCTCTACCGCCTACTGGACGTACCATGTGTTTATCCTAACAGATTAGGATGCTGCTGCCCAAGGAGTAATCGTTACTGCTGCACCTGGTGTTATTGTGTTTGCTCCTGCTGCAAGTGATTGTGCCTTGATTGTTCCAGCAACGGCAACTACTGCACCTGTAATGCTTGTAAGAGCAAGTAGGGTTGTAGCAGTTGTTGTGACTGTGAAGGTGTTGTCTGTAAGGCGTGTAACTGTGTAAGTACCGTTAACTGTCGCATCAACAGATGAGATTGTTACCTTGTTACCTGTAACAAAACCGTGTGCTGAGTCAGTGATTGTTGTAACGCCTGAGCCTGCTGTACGTGACGCTGCTGTTACGACACCTGCTGCGTTTGTTGCTGCTGCTGCAGTTGTAGGAACGAGTGATGCGTCCTTCATTGCGTCAGTTGCAAGTGCTGTTGTAAGACCGAGTACGTTAGGTACGAGTACGTAGTCAGTTGCTCCTGCTACATCTTCACCGTATGAACCTGGGTTGTACAATGGGAACCCGTTCCATCCTGAAAGAGCGATGATGTGGTTATCTGCTGCTGGATCTAGACGACCCGCTACTCTTGTGTAGACTGTATCTGAAAGAGTTGCACTTGCTGCATCTGGACGAGCATCGTTTGGTTGAATAGGGAAGTTACCCCATACAAAGTCAATTGCTACGTTACCTGCGTCATCGAGCAGGTTTCCGTTGTTATTTGTTGCCATGAATAGTCTGCTTTCTCTAGAGAAGTTAAAGCCTCATGCGCTTAGAGGCATGACAAGTCTACTTAAAATCATCGCAATCATGGTCTTCAAGTTCATTTGTTTCTAGGACGGTGTAGCAGTCCTTGCATTTGAAGAAACGCACATCATCTAGACCCACATGCAAAGAGTCAGCATGATACTCGCTCTGATCCATCTGAGGACCTGCTAAAACTTCTGGAGGAAATGGGCCCCTAGGGCTGTGCGCTGCTGAGGGCACGTAATGTCCCTGTATCGCAAATTTGCGAATTAACTTCATCTATTCCTCTGTTTTCTTAGGAGCCTTCTTCTTTGAAACTGAAAGTATTTCAACAACCTCTTCTTTAGCATCAGTAAGAGCCTGAGTAATGTTTAGTAATCCAGCCTTACGACGATCCTCTAAAAAACTTGGTAGGTCTTTACCGCAGTAATGTACAGACTTCTCTTTTGTTATACGGTAGACGTACAGGGCATCGTTAGAACAATTTGCACACTTCATTACCACTCCAATCCATGACTAAATTTTTTGCTTTCTGGGTCATACTCCGCACCACCACCCATAGGTCCTGGGCGTGATGGCATTGGAAACATCTCGGACAAGATCGTCTTGTGCTCTTCTGGAACATCTCGATGTTCAGACAGGTTCTGTGCACGAGTCCAAAACTCTGGTGGGTACATACCAAAATTACGAAGTATCTGACCATGAGACTTTAATGCAGGAATCTGCTTCGTGCGAACTGCAAAGTCTAATATCTTTTTGTCAATTGCTGACAATGGGTTTACTCGTGAGTCATACCCAGCATTAAAGTGGTTGTATGAATTATGGTCACGAGATAAACCGCCAGCCATAGTTACTTCTTCTTTGGTCGTGTTCCAGGAGCCGTTGGCTTTGCGCCCTTAGACTTCACTGGTACTGGTGGGACTTTTTCTCCCGTAATTGGATGAGTTGCTGTGTTGTTCTTTAGTGTGCCTGGCACTGGTGCTCCTGTCGTTGATGGGTTTATTGCTCCGCGTTTTAGGTAACCAGGTACTGGTGCTCCAGTATTTGCTGGTGTTGGTTTTTCTTTTCTAGCGAGTACTGTTTGTTCTGTGTGGCGTTGGTGAGCCATAGCGGTCTCGTAATGATAGCGCTTTCTCTTGTTTCTTTCCTCTTCATGCTTTGGGTTAAAAGAGTCAAGAAGATTGGCAGCCGCTAAAAACGGGTTCCAGTCTTTTGCTTGAAATTGCACGTCGCTCATAGGTCTATCTTCCCTTAAATACGGGGTTCAGTCTTTGTGTCTGTTAAACAATTTTCAATGGCAATTAGCCTTTCGCCCATCTCTACAAAGGCCTCCATGACTAACTCTTGGTTTGCATAGAGTTTGTTGACGGTGTCTTTTGTGGACTTACCGCCGTTTTGACTTAACTCGCCATCTAGTTTGTTGAGGCGCTGCATCACTCCTGGGACTTCATCTCTGCCTGGTGCCGCCTCTTCGCCTTCCCAGTCGCGCATGAAGCGCTCCATCCACTGCATAAATCGCTTCACTCTTTTGTACAGTGGGTTCAAGAGAACTCCTAGGCTAATGAGAGCACCAGTGACAACTCCAATTGTCATAAAGGTATTTGTCACTGGTGCATCTCCTCTAAATTACTTCTTGCCGAAGCCGTATGATGGATCTTTTGGATTTATAAACTTTGCTGCTGGTCCAAGTAGACCTGCAACAAAAGCGTTAGCCAATGTCTTTGGGTCTGTGATGCCCGCCATGTAGAGTGCTGCTACTGCAGCAACAGATGCACGAAGCCAAGTTGCACCTGCAGCCTTAAGTACGTTGATATCCATGTTTCTCCTTACTAGATGCCCCCAGGTAAATAATCCCTTATTCGTCGCGGTTACGCAGGGGATACGTAACTACCCATGCGAAGATTGTTCCAATAATTGCGTATCCAACAACAGTTTTAGCGCTTCCGTCGAGAACGACCCATGCAATGAACATTCCAAGGAGTGTCCAGAGTTGATCAATCATGTCTTTTAGTATCTTCATTTTCCTACCTTTCTTCGTCTCATTGCTTTGCTCTCACCAGATGGACCGCCACCGCCAGAGTTACCTCCACCAGTAGAACCGCCAGTTGAACCTCCAGTTGCACCGCCTGCTGCTGCTACAGCATTCATAGCAGCACCTGCTGCAATAACTGTTGCAACAACCATCTCGGTTGCTTCTTCACGTTCTTCATTAGACATGTCAGCACCAACACTTCCAAGGGCAGCAAGTGCGGCTCCTGGATCAGACAATGCAGTTGCTAATAACTCTGACGGATTCTCAAGAAGTTCTACCTGTGCAGCAACTTCTGCAGTGATAACAACTTCATTTCCATTCTCATCTTGACGAACTTCAACAGGAGTCGATGCTGGAAGATCCTTGTACTCAAGTCCTGCGGCTTTTATATCTGCAGCACGGACTGCTTCACCAGGTGCAACTGCTGCAATTAGTGCTTCAGCAACTACAGCCTTTTCAGCCGTTGTTAATTTCCCATCTGCCATTGCGTTTGTCACTGCCTCTGCTACAGTTGGTTTTTCTTCAACTACAGGAGGTTCAGGTGCAGGAGCAGGCGATGGTTCAGGAGCAGGTTCTGGCTCTGGTTCAGGCTCTGGAGCAGGCTCAGGAGCGGGTTCTGGTTCTGGCTCAGGAGCAGGCTCAGGTTCTGGGCTTGGTTCAGGTTCAGGTTCAGGAGTTGGCGCAGGTTCTGGAGCAGGCTCAGGCTCTGGAGTTGGTTCAGGAGCAGGTTCAGGTTCGGGTGCTGGCTCTGGAGCAGGCTCTGGAGCAGGCTCAGGTGCAGGTTCTGGCTGAGGCTCAGGAGTAGGCTGTGGCAAAGGTTCGGGTTGTGGTTGTGGCTCTGGTTGTGGGGCTGGTGTTGGCTCTGGTTGTGGTACGGGAGTTGGTTCAGGTGTTGGCTGAGGCTGAGGAGTAGGTTCTGGTGTCGGAGTTGGTGTTGGGGTTGGTTCTGGGGTGGGCGTCGGCGTTGGTTCTGGTTGTGGCGTTGGTGTTGGTTCTGGTGTTGGAGAAGGAGTAGGTGTTGGTTCAGGAGTCGGTGTTGGAGTTGGCTCAGGTTGAGGCGTAGGCTCTGGCGTTGGAGTTGGCTCTGGGGTTGGTGTAGGTGTCGGAGTAGGTTCAGGAGTAGGTTCAGGAGTAGGTGTTGGTGTAGGAGTTGGTTCTGGCGCAGGTGGCGGAGTCGGCTCAACGACTGGTTCAGGAGTTAACTCAATAGGAGCGGTAATCTGAGTAACACCTGCTTGTTCAAGAGTAACTACAGTTCCGTTTTGTAAACGAGCACCTGTACGTTCATCACCTAGCAACCGTCCTTCCACAGAGTATGTGTAAGACACGTTTCCATCTGTAAGGATTTGTCCAGTAATAACAATCTGTGTGGTCTCACCAGTCATAGCACCGTAGGGGCGATACTTTCCATCTACTTGGAATCCACCTTCTGAAGTTCTGATGATGAAGTGCGTATCTGTCATGTATCCAGGCAAGGCCCACCAGTCACGGGATTCAATTGAAATAGATGGAGTGTTTGGGTATGTGTGAAAAGTGTTGTCGGGTTGACCAAAGGTAATTACAGAGTTAGTTGTTGCGTAAATATCTGTGTATTGAACTCCATTGTATAGAACTGGGACAGTGATTGGGATTCTGTAAGACGTATCGTCTCCGCCAGGTGTAACTGTTTCAACTACTACAGGCGGCGGAGTGACAACGGGAGGAGCAACAGGTGCAGGGGTTACTACTAATGATGTTGTTGCTACTATTGGTTGTGGCTCTGGTGTGGTTGTACTTGGTGCTGGTTCAGTTGAGACGACAGGTGCAGGCAAAGGAGTTGGTTCAACGGTTGCACTCGGAGAGGATACAGGAGTTGGTTCGGAAGTTACAGAGGGAGCGGGAGTTGGTGACGCAGTTGGCTCAGGAGAAGGAACTGGTGTTGGCTCAGCAGATGGAGTTGGAGAAGGTGAAGCAACGGGTGCTGGATCTGGAGATGCAGTTGGAGCAGGCTCAGGCGAAGTTGATGTGGAAGTAGTAGCGTCATCTGCAAGAGCAGGAGTTATCGATAGGAGCAGAAATAAAAATCCTGTTCCCATAATAAAGTAAATACGATTTGCGAATCCAGATAGTGCTGCGAATATACGCAGTGATTTCAAGTGATCCCCTCGGATAACTATAGTGCTCTCCCACTAGAGTTGAATTATAGCGCCTTACCTTCTTTTCGTATTACGAACTTAGATGCAACATTTTGTGAATTAACAGACTCGCCTTGTACGCCTCTACCACGATTAGCCCATGACACAACACTTGGTTCTGCTTTTGACTTATAACCTAAGTTTGCATTAAAACCAAACTCTTGTTTACGTTGTTTTCTATTTGGATTAACAGTCAGTGATTGTCGGTTTAGTTGTGGGACGCGATCGCTCATGTTCCTAGTCCTCCAATAAACCCTGCAGCAGTTCCGCCATTTCCTGCGCCATTAGTAGCCTCAGCAGATTTAGTTCCACGCTTCTTTGGTTGTTCTAACTTTCTACCTGTTGCATGTGGATCAGTACCCGCAGTCAGTGTTCCAACTCTGTTTGGATAACCCTGGAACCAGTACCCTTCACCAGTGTAGCCAGGCTCACGACGTCGACTAAAACGACGACGTTGTTTTTGCTCAGTGCTTTCTGACTTACCAAACTGTGTAGATAAATTTCTCAAGTTCTTTCCTTCCGCCGTAACACGACTTCCCACAGAGTAACGACCATAAGTACCACCAGGACCACCAAAAAGTCCTTTACCAGTTTCATATCTTTCTGCCATAGTTGAACACTCCTTCTGGATCGTAAACAACTAATGCTGATGCAACAAGTTTGTTACTCATCTCTCGACCATGATGACCACAGAAATAAAGTTCACCATTTGCAAGTGTTGCTCTGACTAACGCCTGTGCTCCACACTTGTCGCAACGATCCAGAGCAGACATCGGCTCATGAGCAGTTGCAGTTGTTGTCATTAGAAAAACCCTGGCTTGGCTATAGGCGTGTGTGCACCAGGAGCGTATTGATTTTGTTGACCAGAAATCTTTTGAACCTGTTTCTCGTCGAACTTTGGGTCTCTTGGCATTGCACCAGCAATAGTTATACTGCGTTGCGGTGAGAACTGCTCCATAGAAAGGTTCTGGTTCATGTTCCTATTTTGCCCCTTATCGGCCTCGGTGTAAGGACATAATAGCGGGATGGATGATGCCGCCTACATTGCAAAGTTTTCTTGTAGTGTATGCGGCAAACGATACGTAGTAATGACCCTCGCAAGAGATTGCGAAGACGATCACATGGAGGAAGACTAGTGCCTAGATACGAGTACTCATGCATTCAGTGCGATTTAGATTACGAAAAAGAGCGTAACATCACTGAGGCAGATCCTGGGTATCACTGCGACAAATGCGGCTACGCTCTTCAGCGTGTGTTTAACTCTTTCGGCCTCTCCTTTAAAGGTGGAGGCTTCTACTCAACTAGAGACTAGTTGTACTCTGGGTCGTCTTCTTTTGCAGGAGCAGTTTTAGTTTTCTTGTCTGATGCTTGACGGCTTTCGACTTCTACATCTGCAACTGTCTTTGCACCCTTGTCAACTGCAGAGAACGCTGCGTTGATCTCATCAAGAGACAATTTTCCATCGTCCATAAATGCACGGGCTAACTTCTCCACTACCGCTGCTACTGCTGTAAGACCAGCAACTGTCACCGCTGTGAGTGTGTCAACGCCAGCGATTGCACCAGCACCGATAACTGAAAGACCGCTTGCTGCAAAAACTGCAACAATACGCATCAGTACATTGTTTAAACTCTTCATGAACATAACCTGTCTCGATTCCCCCTCAGGATTTAGTTCCTATTATCAGTCTTGTTGGATGCCCATACGTTCTAAATACAGTTCTTTTTCGCTCATTAAATATTCTTCAATGCGTTTGTACTGTATTTCTGTTTGTTCTTGGGTTGCTTGAATCTGTTCTTGTGTCATTTCTTTATTTAAATCCTTAAAAGTTTCTACGGCCAGATCTATATTGGTCTTGGCCATTGCTGCCTTGAGTTGTGCCTGCTTCCAGCAGTACTCGGCATGATCGATTTTTCTCTGCAAACGCTTATCTTGTGTTTTTGACATAGGGATAAGTGTAGGGGTAGTTTTTGCGTGCTCGTACCCAGGAGCCACTTATTCAGTTGTGTGACTAATCTAACTTACGAGTGCTGTGATCCGCATCACATACAGTTACTTATATTGCTCCTTGACTAAAAACGGCCCTGAAGTATTCATATCTAACTTCTCAGCAACTTCCAGAGCCTTCAGAGGCTTTGCACCTGCATGAAGAGCACCAATAGCGTAGTTAGAACCAGAACCTACTCCATAGATCCCGTCGGCACTCATACAGATAGAGCAGTCATCAGCAACGTCAAATACCTCGCCACCAACTGCTATGAGGAAGTTAAAGCGAGATTCATTGCCTTTTCCATCTCCCTTACCCTCACTGAAGTCATAACCATTATCCATCAAGCATTTTCTGAGAGAAGGCATCACTTTGACAATCATGAAGTGATAAATGTCTTGGAGATCTTTTGCTGTTGGTTTTGGAGGAATCCACAAGTGCTGTGCAATATCGCATGGTGAAACTTCTCCAGAACCAGCAATGAGGTAACCATTGCGTTCTGTAATCTTTTCCATTTTAGGATGGTGGTAAATGCGACCGTCATCACCAGTTACTTGATTGTCGGCAGCAAAAACAACTTTGTCTTCGTACTGCACCGCTACGATCGTTGTCATAACTACTCCCTAATAGAAGAACCCCCCAAGGATACCATCAGGTATCTGTGGAGGGTTCCAAGTCTAAAATGTCCGATTAGAGTAGTTTGACCAATTCTGCCCATGTCTTAGGGCCGATGATGCCATTTGAGTCCACTAAGTCGTTATTGTCCTGGAATGCAACAACTGCCTTCTTGGTTGCTGGACCGTAATCGCCGTCTGTAGCCAATCCTAGAGCCTCTTGAACGATCTTGACAGATTCTCCCTTTGCACCAGGCTTGATCTGTCCTGGGAACGCTGGAGCCTGTGCAACAGGCACGTCTACGTTTACCTCGTTGCCCTTGTAGTTAGGACGACCCCAACCAACGATGGAGACTAGAACCTTCTTCTTGTTGGTCTTGAATGCACGGATCTGGTTGCAGACTTCGCCACCATTGCGCTGATCGCCTCGCTTCTTGCCCGAAGTGTTTCCTTCGATAGCAGTAACAACGCCATCAGAGTCAATACCTGTGCAGATACCTACGTGCGAGATGCGATTGACGCCGTCTCCTGGGAAATCAAAATACAGGATATCTCCTGGTTGTGGTGACTGACCGCAATCTGCATCAAACCATGTACCCATCTTCTTAAATGCTGCCGCTCCTGCAACAGTAGAGACAGTATTAGGAATCTTTACGCCAGCCATGTGGCCACACCACATAACAAAACTTCCGCACCATGGTAAAAAGTTTGCCTTAGTAAAGGCGCCGTACTTGGTCTCATTGTCCTTAGGGCCTTCAATAACCCCAACTTCTTTCTTTGCAACTTCGATGATTGCCGCTGCTGTGCCTTTGTCAGCCATTGTTTCTCCTAGCCTGGAATAGTGTCATTAAATTTGTCGAGAGGAATTCGCCACGAATTCTCTGGAGCATAATGATACTCGTACTTTGTGCACTCTTCAGTAGGAAGCCAGCCATAAACCTCAACCTCTGAGTAGTAGTCGCGGTCTAGGACTCGTGCCCCTACCAAGATCACCCCTGGCCTGATGTCCTTAGGAAATACTGGGATCTCATCCTTGGTACGAACTGACTTGACTTCATAGCACGGCATTACATCAGGGAAGTCTTTTCTGAAGTAGTGCTCTTCATTGGTGTAAAAAGGGAATGTAAAAGGCTGCTTGTATAACTTGGCAACTGCATACTCTGCAACGATAGTTCGTACATTTGCTGCAATCTCTGGCTCTAGGTACTTCTTGTTCTCGCCTGCATAGTTAGGGCGATCAACACTGCCAAACTTGATCATCCATCGGTTCAATGCAATATCTGCACATGCACGAACTTCCTCTTTAGATAAGTTAACTATGTGACTCATGAATAGTCTTTTTCAATAATGACATACCAATGTATAAATGTAATGCTTAATGACTTTTCTCTTGGGTAAAACTCAACCGCAAAGCCCCAGCCATCACAGACACCGCCCTTTAACCAACCTTTTGTAAAGTACCTCATGGTCGTGACGTTCTTTCAAGATAGTCAATAACATCGCACTCTTGATCACAAAGATCTAAAGTGATAATGTCTGCGATAATGTCTGCTCGAATTGACTTAATGATTGCTCTAGTCAGTTGAGCCTCAAAGTCTAACTCTAGGTCTACGTACCTAACCCACGGCTTGCGTAGTGTGTATGGTCCAATCTTCATCGGCAATACCAGCAGTAGTAAGGTGTTCGTAACTCATCTTTGTGGATGATAGTTACTCTGCTACAATGAGCACAAAGTGCCTCTACTTCATCTTTTTTCATACTTCTCCTCGTATTACTTTCAGTACCCACTCCATCGCATTAAATACAGCGTACTCAGTGTCATCTACTGGAGGTAGAATTTTCTCTAGTTCATCTTCAATACGTTGTGCAATCTCTTCACGTATTTCTTTTTCTCTATATTCCCAAGTCTTCTCCATCATGCACGACCAAAGTCATCTTCAAGGCGCACAATGTCATCTTCGCCAAAGTAAAGTCCCAATTGTGTTTCAATAAAGATTAGGTCTTCTTCTCCAGTATTAGCAATACGGTGAGCGATACCTTGTTCAATAATAAATGCATCTCCACCAAGTGCCATAGATTGAATGCCATCTAGTGTTACGGTGCCAGTTCCAGAGACAATTACCCAATACTCTGAGCGTTGTTCATGTGTCTGATAAGAGAGGCGTTGACCAGGATGCACGACGATGCGCTTTACCTGGTGAGTGTCAGATGTTGTTAGTACTTCGTATGTTCCCCAAGGGCGGTCTGTAATCATGCCCCGACCCTATCACAGGTTATTCTTCTTCTGGTTCTGCCTTACGAGGTGGGACCTTGCCACCGACCTTGCGTGCCCAGGCATCGCCCTTGTCAGTGCGGAAGGTTGAGTGTTGTGGTGACTTGATGCCTGTGTCGCCAGCAAGTTTGGTTGCCTTCTCATACATAGAGGTTGCAACACCTAGTCCTTGCATGCGCCCGATCACGTTGATGTTGTCAATCTTGCCACTCTTCTTGTGCCAGTCCATGTGACCTAGGTAAGAACCTTCTGAGTCACGAGCCTCCATAGTATGAAGGCTAGGGTGCTGCTGAGTTGCGCCTGGATGAATATACTTAAACTGAACGCCCGATAGATTTCTTGGCTCTTTAGGATCGTGATCTGGTTCTCTAGGTGTCTGCTTCATGCCTTCATCTCCCGTGGTGGGTTGTAGGTACGTGTGCGAGACTTGGTCTTGATCATGTTGCCATCTCGTCCTTGTCCGTAAACCTCTTTAAACTTAGAGATGCCAGTGACAAATACGGGTGCGTTGTCCTTTACAGGGATCTCTTTCTCAAAGTGATCGACAGATGTAACGTCACGCTCTTTGAGACGTGCACTGTCAGTCTCTACAGATGACATAGGAATCTTGGCGTGAACAACACGTGTGTCTTCAGGGATGTAGTTAATTCCACCAAACTGCTTTGCGATAGCCTGATCAGCAGACCAGTGCATACCCAAGTTCTCCTTGTTGATCTTAAAGTTGTTCCAAGACTTCATGCGTATGCCTCGATGTGCATCAAAGAACAGTTCACGAGACAAGTTATCTTCTGCAGCCATTACTTGCCCTTCTTAGGTGTGAAATGCTCATGCTCGTGCCCGACCTCAAATTTTCCGTCCTCATGCATACGCATATGCATCTTGTGGTGCTGATCGTAATCGTACGACCCCACGCCATCGCCGCCGAATGATTTTGCGTTTGCGTCCCCGCGACCTTTTGTGTGCCACTTGAGTATGTGCCATCCGATTGAGTGGCCCTCTTGATCAGGTACCCAGCGCTTCTTAGGTGTATCACCAAACTGTGCATTGTTAAGATTGTCTGGCATGACTCACCTCGCTTCGCAGATACACTTGCAGGTGTTTATTGTACAGCAGCCGAACATAATTTCATGGTCACATAGACGACATTGCTGTTTGTCGCTCATTCGTAAGTGCCTTTTTTACCGTAGATAGTTCTACCGCATCCACCGCTGCAGGTTGCTAAGTCACCTGTCTCGTAATCAGTGTTGTACTTAATCTTAGGGCTTTCATCTTGAACGTTTCGTTTGACAAACTCTTTGTTTTTATGACAAGAGGTACAGAAAGTCACACCAGCGTCTTCATATTGGTAAGCCAGGGTACGCTTTTGCTTTGGTTTATTAAACTGACGTCCTAAGTTATTTTGATCGCTCAAGTTTCACCTTCTTTACTTTTTTGCGGTCATAGACCTTCTTAGATGGTATTGGACCTGCAGCGTTGCTACGTCGTAGTTCTTGTACCTTGATGACCTTCTTTGGTGTTGGGGCGCTCATCAGATACCTCGATGATAGGCGCTGTTGGTAATTGGGTCACGACCTGCTCTTGCCTCGATGTAAGGGTTTAATACAGAGGCAACATGGCGCTTTACTATAAATCCACGAGTACTAGACTTTGCTCCAGGGAAATCAGGAGTTGATGCATCTTCACTTGAGATGAGTGGCTCTACCTCGTAGATATTGCCGTGATGTGGATTCTTACTTGCAGACTCAAATCCCAATCCAGAACTAATGCGATCTTGAGTATGCTTCTCCGCATCTTGTAGGTTAGGAGTTGCCCATGCGTGAGCGCCACTGTGGCGGGGCTTTACAAGGTCTCCTGGTTTTAGTGTCTCTATAGTTCCGTGGAATAGTGCATGAGAGAGATTATCTTGGGCGCTCACTTCTTCTTCTTCCGCCAAACTTTGACTATCTGATCTGGTTTGTAATCTGTGATACCTGGAGACTTTGAGCCACGTAACTTATGAGCCACGGTGAAGTTAGAGCCGATCATACGTGCAGCGTGTACACGCACCTTTACTGATGGATCGAGATAATCACCTGGGGCGATTTCACGAGCAGCGATGTGAGATGACTCAAACTCTTCTTGTCGACTCAATGTAACTCCTCTGGTGGGAAGTAGTGTGACTTCCCTGTTGACTTAGCCCAGGCTTCACCTTGATGAGTTCGATGTGCAGAGTGTTCCACATGAGGAATGTATGACCCTGATGCTTTATCTGTAGTTCCTCCTAGAGATAGAGCGTGGTTCCACATACCTGTGGCTACACCTTTACGTTGGTGGTTAACATCTACACCAATATCAATCACTCCACCAGAGTGTCCAAAGGTCATGAACCCAACTCGTTCACCTTTGTGATGAGCCTCTATGGTGTGCTCAGTCCAAGGTTCTTCTCCTTCATTGCTGTAGGAGTGTGTATACGGAAATTGTTTAGGATTGAGGTTGCTCATATGCTCTTGGGCGCTCATCCGTGCTCCACAGGTATTAACATGTTAGGGTCGATATCGTGGGCGGCTGCAATTCTGTGGTGTCCATCCATGACGATATTGCCTGATGGCGGTATGTATGCTGGATTAACATCCTTGATGACACTTGTTAACGAAGACTTCTCGTAAGCCGAAGGCTTTACATTTGAGATGTAGACAGGC